CAGGTGGATTCGGAGCAGTTCGGCAGCCAGCAGGTGAGCCGTAATTATCATCTTCGCGGGCGCATTCTGCAGGTGCCGTCGAACTATAACCCGCAGACGCGGCAATACAGCGGTATCTGGGACGGGACGTTTAAACCGGCATACAGCAACAACATGGCCTGGTGTCTGTGGGATATGCTGACCCATCCGCGCTACGGCATGGGGAAGCGTCTCGGTGCGGCGGATGTGGACAAATGGGCGCTGTATGTCATCGGCCAGAATTGCGACCAGTCGGTGCCGGATGGCTTTGGTGGCACGGAGCCGCGCATCACCTGTAATGCCTACCTGACCACACAGCGTAAGGCGTGGGATGTTCTCAGTGATTTCTGCTCGGCGATGCGCTGTATGCCGGTATGGAACGGGCAGACGCTGACGTTCGTGCAGGACCGACCGTCGGATAAGGTGTGGACCTATAACCGCAGTAATGTGGTGATGCCGGATGATGGCGCGCCGTTCCGCTACAGCTTCAGCGCCCTGAAGGACCGCCATAATGCCGTTGAGGTGAACTGGATTGACCCGAATAACGGCTGGGAGACGGCGACAGAGCTTGTTGAAGATACGCAGGCCATTCTCCGTTACGGTCGTAACGTCACGAAGATGGATGCCTTTGGCTGTACCAGCCGGGGGCAGGCACACCGCGCCGGGCTGTGGCTGATTAAAACGGAGCTGCTGGAAACGCAGACCGTGGACTTCAGCGTGGGTGCAGAAGGGCTTCGCCATGTACCGGGCGATGTCATTGAAATCTGTGATGATGACTATGCGGGTATCAGCATCGGCGGGCGCGTGCTGGCGGTGAACAGCCAGACGCGGACACTGACGCTCGACCGTGAAATCACGCTGCCATCCTCCGGCACCACGCTGATAAGCCTGGTTGACGGACAGGGGAATCCGGTCAGCGTGGAGGTCCAGTCCGTCACCGACGGCGTGAAGGTGAAAGTGAGCCGTGTTCCTGACGGCGTTGCTGAATACAGCGTGTGGGGGCTGAAGCTGCCGACGCTGCGCCAGCGCCTGTTCCGCTGTGTGAGTATCCGTGAGAACGACGACGGCACGTATGCCATCACTGCCGTGCAGCATGTACCGGAAAAAGAAGCCATTGTGGATAACGGGGCGCACTTTGACGGCGACCAGAGCGGCACGGTGAATGGTGTCACGCCGCCAGCAGTGCAGCACCTGACCGCAGAAGTCACCGCAGACAGCGGGGAATACCAGGTACTGGCGCGCTGGGATACGCCGAAGGTGGTGAAGGGCGTGAGCTTTATGCTTCGCCTGACCGTGGCAGCGGATGACGGCAGTGAGCGGCTGGTCAGCACGGCCCGGACGACGGAAACCACATACCGCTTCAGGCAGCTGGCTCTGGGAAATTACAGTCTGACAGTCCGGGCGGTAAATGCGTGGGGGCAGCAGGGCGATCCGGCGTCGGTATCGTTCCGGATTGCCGCACCGGCAGCGCCATCGCGGATTGAGCTGACGCCGGGCTATTTTCAGATAACCGCCACGCCGCATCTTGCGGTTTATGATCCGACTGTACAGTTTGAGTTCTGGTTCTCGGAAAAGCGGATTGCGGATATCAGGCAGGTTGAAACCACAGCCCGCTATCTTGGCACGGCGCTGTACTGGATAGCCGCCAGTATCAATATCAAACCGGGCCATGATTATTATTTTTACGTTCGCAGTGTGAACACCGTCGGCAAATCGGCATTCGTGGAGGCTGTCGGTCGGGCGAGCGATGATGCGGAAGGTTACCTGGATTTTTTCAAAGGCCAGATAACCGAATCCCATCTCGGCAAGGAGCTGCTGGAAAAAGTCGAGCTGACGGAGGATAACGCCAGCAAACTGGAGGAGTTTTCGAAAGAGTGGAAAGACGCCAACGATAAATGGAATGCCATGTGGGGCGTCAAAATTGAGCAGACCGAAGACGGCAGGCATTATGTCGCGGGGCTTGGCCTCAGCATGGAGGATACGGAGGAAGGCAAACTGAGCCAGTTCCTGGTTGCCGCTAACCGTATCGCGTTTATTGACCCGGCAAACGGGAATGAAACGCCGATGTTTGTGGCGCAGGGCAACCAGATATTCATGAACGAAGTGTTCCTGAAGTATCTGACGGCTCCCACCATTACCAGCGGCGGTAATCCTCCGGCATTTTCCCTGACACCGGACGGGCGGCTGACGGCGAAAAATGCCGATATCAGCGGTAACGTGAATGCGAACTCCGGGACGCTCAACAACGTCACGGTAAATGAAAACTGTACGATTAAGGGCATGCTGGAGGCGAACCAGGTCAGAGGTGACTTCGTTAAAACTGTATCCAAACCATTTCCGAAAAAGGCTGGTACGTGGGGTAACACGGAAACACCAAACGGGACGGTTACAGTCACCATTTACGATGATCATAACTTTGACCGCCAGATTATTATTCCGCCCATTATTTTTAACGGTGTGGCGTATGACGATCCGGGGAGCGGTAATAACCCGGGAGGTACGCGATACACGGGTTATGGTTTTGAAGTTCGCAAAAATGGCGTATTAATCGCATCCAGAGAAACTAAAGGAGCCATTCCCGGTAGTTACAGTGCGGTTATTGATATGCCGAGTGGTGGTGGTAGCGTCACTCTGGAGTTTAAGATTTTCCAGAAAGGCAATCAGGGCGCAGGTAACATCACAGACTGTACGGTGATTGTGACCAAAAAAGCTGCTTCCGGTATCAGTATCCGTTGAAATATTTATAACCCCAATACGGGCGCCAGAAATGGCGCCTTTTTTATTGCAGAAAAGCGAGAGGTAATTATGCGTAAATTATGTGCTGTTATTCTGTCTGCAGTAGTCTGGCTGGCCGCCGCTGGTACGCCAGCGAGTGCAGCAGAGCATCAGTCCACACTAAGCGGCGGCTATCTTCAGTCCCATACTGATATGCCCGGCAACGATGACCTGAAGGGCATTAACGTGAAATACCGTTATGAATTTACGGACACACTGGGGCTGGTGACGTCATTCAGCTATGCAGGAGACAAGAATCGCCAGCTTACCCGTTACAGCAATACCCGCTGGCATGAAGATTCCGTGCGTAACCGCTGGTTCAGCGTGATGGTGGGGCCGTCTGTGCGCGTGAATGAATGGTTCAGCGCGTATGCGATGGCGGGTATGGCTTACAGCCGTGTGTCGACTTTTTCCGGGGATTATCTCCGCGTAACTGACAATAAGGGGAAAACGCACGATGTGCTGACCGGAAGTGATGACGGTCGCCACAGCAACACGTCTCTGGCGTGGGGAGCTGGCGTGCAGTTTAACCCGACCGAATCCGTGGCCATTGATATTGCTTATGAAGGCTCCGGCAGTGGTGACTGGCGCACTGACGGTTTCATCGTGGGTGTCGGTTATAAATTCTGATTAGCCAGGTAACACAGTGTTATGACAGCCCGCCGGTTCAGGCGGGCTTTTTTGTGGAGTGGATATGGCAGCAGTAAAAATCTCAGGTGTGCTGAAAGATGGTGCGGGAAAACCAATACAGAACTGCACTATTCAACTGAAGGCAAAGCGTAACAGCACCACGGTACTGGTGAACACGGTGGCTTCTGAAAATCCGGATGAAGCCGGACGTTACAGCATGGATGTTGAGTATGGCCAGTACAGCGTCACCCTGCTGGTTGAAGGTTTTCCGCCTTCACATGCCGGGACCATTACCGTCTATGAAGGCTCCAGACCAGGTACGCTGAATGATTTTCTCGGTGCCATGACGGAAGATGATGTCATGCCGGAGGCATTGCGTCGTTTTGAGGCAATGGTGGAAGAAGTGGCACGCAACGCCGAAGCCGCCTCTCAGAGCGCAGCGGCGGCAAAGAAATCCGAAACTGCAGCGGCATCATCAAAGAACGCGGCGAAAACCTCAGAAACGAATGCAGCTAATAGTGCACAGGCGGCAGCGACCTCAAAGACTGCATCGGCAAACTCCGCGACAGCAGCCAAAAAATCAGAAACCAACGCGAAAAATAGCGAGACAGCCGCAAAGACGAGCGAAACCAACGCAAAGTCCAGCCAGACGGCAGCGAAAACCAGCGAAACGAATGCCAAAGCCAGTGAAACTGCGGCGAAAAGCAGTCAGGATGCAGCAGCTGAAAGCGAGAGTGCCGCAGCTGGTTCTGCGACTTCAGCAGCTGGATCAGCAACTGCCGCGGCTAACAGCCAGAAAGCTGCGAAGACGAGTGAAACTAACGCAAAGTCCAGCCAGACGGCAGCGAAGACCAGCGAAACGAATGCCAAAGCCAGCGAAACTGCGGCGAAAAACAGTCAGGATGCAGCAGCCCAAAGCGAGAATGCCGCAGCTGGTTCTGCAAGCGCGGCGGCTGCTTCTGCCACTGCATCAGCCAACAGCCAAAAAGCAGCAAAAACCAGTGAAACCAACGCAAAGGTGAGCGAAACAGCGGCTGCGAACTCAGCGAAAGCATCGGCAGCAAGCCAGACGGCAGCTAAAGCAAGTGAAGATGCAGCCAGAGAGTATGCAAGCCAGGCAGCAGAGCCGTATAAATATGTCTTACAACCGCTGCCTGATGTGTGGATACCGTTTAACGATTCACTGGATATGATTACGGGCTTTTCGCCATCATATAAAAAGATTGTTATTGGTGATGATGAAATAATAATGCCTGGCGACAAGATTGTTAAGTTTAAGCGGGCATCTGAAGCGACATATATTGATAAATCCGGGGGGCTTTGTATTGCGTCTGTAGATGAACCCAGATTTGAAAAAATGGGGTTGTTAATAGAGGGGCAGAGAACAAACACACTTTATTATAGTAATACACCATCCTTATGGAATTATCTGAAATCTGCATTATCGGTGACTAGTGAAACTGACGGGTATGGGTTTACATATGGAACATTCACGGTTACGGGAACTCCGTTGGATGGCCGGGCGACATTAATTACGAGTGGTTATCCCCGTGTAATCAGTGTTGATGCAAATGAATCAGTTACACTTTCGTGCCGTGTTAAAGGGACTGATATATTAATCAGACCTCGCGTAGCTTATGTGAACGATGACGGAACAAGCAACACACTGGTTGCTGAGTCATATATAGATTGCGGCACCGGAGAAATATTAAAAATTCCGAATGGTGAGGATGCTGTCAATCATGTCATATACAGAGAAGCTAACGGATGGTTACGCATCGAATTTACATATAAATCACCAGAACCGAAAAGTATTCACGCTCGTTTTGAGATAGCTGCGGACGGGCGCTCCATACAGGCCGGAGACCAGATAATGATGACCACCCCTCAGTTTGAAAAGGGAACTCATGCGTCATCATTTATCATTACGTCGGGAACTGGTGCAACAAGAGCCAGTGATATGGTTACTGTCCCTGTAAAATTAAACTGGTCAACTCCTGCAATAAGTTGTCTTGTTGAAGTAAATACACTATGGGAACCTGGCTTTATGCCTAATATTACTGGTGGAGCAAGGATTCTGGATATAACAACAACGGGAGATTCCACAGATATAATAAATCAAAGTTATATGTACCTTGGTTTTGCTACTCGTGGTAATAAAGCGATAATCACAAACGGCGACTCAAATGCCATTAAAGAGTATAATAGTACTCTTGCAAGAACTAAGCGCCATAATATCGTTGGTTTTTTATTTTCGGAAGACAGAAGGTTGCAAGTTGTTGTCAATGGTGTTTTCGGGGCATTGACAACTTCAGCATATCAAAATCAGAAGTACACTGGTGGATTCATCACTATCGGTGGAAAGGCGTCCAGTGGCAGCCGCCATCTGTTCGGGCACGTCCGAAATTTGCGTATCTGGCACAGGGAATTAACAGCAGCGCAGCAGGGAGAAAAAATATAATGCGAGACTTAACCCTCAAATTTGCCGACAGGGCCGACTTTTCGGCCTTTATGGATAGCACTGGCTATTATGACGACGAGACGATGCAGGATGATATTCTTATTGACGTGATAGGTAACGTGTACAAAGAAACCGGAGAACTGACTGAAGATGGCGAACCGGTATGTGTTAAGGAAGACGGATATTTTGTAAACGTGCGCATCATTAATGATGCAAAAAAATCGTCAATATTCGATAAATACGCGGTTGTTGTTGAGCATCAACTTCGTGGCTGGATGTGAGGGAGACAAATGGCTACATCGACAGTAATTCCAGGAGATATCACCACGCTAAAGGGAGATGTCAGTAAAACTAAGGAAGATATTTCCTCAATTAACGGAAAAGTATCAACGCTTCAGACTGATATGACCAGTGCAAAGCAGGATATCAGCACCAGATACACAAAAACTGAAGTTGATAATAAGCTGAAAAACAAAGTGGAAGTGAACGATCTGGAAAGTGGTCGTTATGGCGGAGATTTTTATCCACTGACAGGTCGTGAAGCGTTTTATTTATGGAATTTGGCCACGACTACAGCGGCGGCAAACCTTTATCTTAATCCTGACCCTGCAATTTCGTCTGTGCTGCGGTCAACATCGTCTATCCGCTATAAACATTCAGTAGAGACAATAGATTCAGAGCACGCTGATCTCATTTTCAGGATGCGCCCTGTGTGGTACAGGTCACAATGCGAAAATGACAGGCGTGACTGGGGATTCTACGGATTGATTGCCGAGGAAGTAGGAGAAATTGCCCCTCAGTTTGTACACTGGCGACCAGCTAACGAAGATGATGCACCGGAAGCTATTTCCAGCAATGGCCTTGTTGCCGAAGGTGTAATGTACGAACGTCTGGTTGTTCCACTGATTCACCATATCCAGAAACTGACTGAAAGAGTTGATGAAATTGAGTCAGAATTAAAGCTGTTATCAACTTCCCGAAGCGATATCTGATAAAGGAGGAGTAATGGATATAACACCTTTCCTTCATGCTCTTTGTGCTGTGGCTGCGCAGCTACTGATTGGTCTTTTTACCGGGAACTGGGCTTACGGAGCGATAGCCGGTTGTACGTTCTTCATTGCGCGTGAACACACCCAGGCAGAATATCGCTGGATTGAAATGTTCGGGCATGGCAAGCGCATGAATATGCCGTGGTGGGGCGGTTTTGATCCACGCGCGTGGGATGTAGCAAGCCTGATGGATTTTGCTGTGCCGGTGGTGGCGTGTCTGCTGGTCTGGCTGTTTATCCGTTAAACATAAAAAGCCGCAGCAACTTGTCATGGCAGAATACTGCGGCTGGCTGGTGAACTTCCGATAGTGCGAGTATTGAATGATTTCCAGCCGTTA